TATATGTAGCTGCCAGGTTTGAGAGCAGCAGTTACATAACTTGGAATAGTTAACTTTACTTTTCCTTTCGCTCTATCTGGAAATCCAACAACAAAACTTGTTGAGGTTAAACTTCCTCTGTGTTTTCTTATTTGTGCTCTAGCGGTATGATTTGTAAGATCGACAGATTTTCCACCGACCTCAAACATATCATACTCTTGCTCGTAATCGGTGCCGCTATCTATAGTAATATTATGTACGTATACTGCCGACATCTTTTTTTAGTTATTTATGGATTGGGGTCATAATGAGTAGTTGTTACTGTCGGGGTATATTCTGCAGCAGTAACCAAATCCCTTATTCCATCATATAGTTCATCTGATGGACTTGTAAAATCTGCATTCACATCAGCATTTACAAATATAACACCATTACCAATCTTTTGATACGCGACAGTTACAAACCCATTAGAACTGCTTTCGTAAAGTGCTATTCCACCATCTAATCCATTTGTTGCACTGTGGTTCAGTGTTGTAGGAAGAACTGTACTACCTGATATATTTGTAGTATTGTTTGGAGCGTGACTAACTCCTCTCACTCTTATATTAGTTCCCAATGCAGCGAGTGCATCATTTTGAGGTTGTGTAGGAGCGCAACTAGGTCCGTGTTCTCCCCTAAACCATATTACACCACCATTAGCAAGATATTGTTCAAGAGTAGTAATGTTGTTTTGAATAAATGATATATTCTCTGTCATTCCACCACACCTATCAGCATATCCCAAAATAACTACACCATAATCATTAATTTGACTTAGAGATATTTCATCTACTGTTGAACTTTGGAAATTACCACTAGACGTAACTGTCTGACTATCATTAGGTATAAATCCAAATTTATAAGTATAATTTGTTCTAATGCACTGTGGTGTGATATCTGGTGATACTAATATATTACCTTCTATAACGATACTCTTTTTACCTGGAGCAGTTCCACCAATGTATGTGATACTTACTGCTATACCAACTGGGTTATCTGCAAAATTATCTGTTCCCGATTGAGTGTTTTGTTGTGTAAGTGTGACTGTATGATTACCCTTCTCTAAAGAAATACTTCCCACCCCAACATTAGTGTCATTGTAATTAACCGCATTGAAAGTTGTATTATTAATAGTAACTGTCCCAACATTATCTGCAGCAGCTTCTATTTGATATGCCCCTGTATATGGAAAGTTGACAACATAAGAATCTGTTTTTACACCATATGGATCTGATTGAGAACTTAATAATCCTGATTGTGGAACTCTTGAATATGCATAGGTATTCATAAATGAAGACCAAGCATTAATTGTAAATCCTCTATATGATCCTGAATTGTTTGCTTCTAGAGTTGACCAAACCCCAGCATTTGATGAAGGTCCTTGCCCTTCGGTGAACATCACATCATAACAATACCTTCCTGGTTTTACTTTTCTAGATTGTTGGTCACTCAGTGATAATCTAATCCTACCATTTGGTCTCTCTACAAATGTAAGTGAAAATGTTGTAGCAGCACCAACACTCTCTGGATGCTTTCTAACCTCAGACTTTCCTGTGTATCCAGTCAAATCTATAGAGTTTCCATTAACATCATCAAGGTAAAAATCTCTGTAGAAATTTTCACCCGAATTAATTGATATATTATTGACGTAGACTGCCATATTATATGACTTTATTGAATATTTATCAAGGGCTTGACAACACTCAATTCCATGAGTAGAGTTGCTTTGTTAGGTTTGAAGATAAATAATAGCTCATATAATACATTAGTATGAGTTATGAAAATCCTTGGTTATACTTGGAACGAACTTTTGATAGTGATGATGTTGGGGACTACTTTGGCTTTGTTTATCTCATTACCAATAAGTCCAACCAACGACAATACATTGGGAGAAAGTATTTTTGGTCGTTTAGAACACCACCAGGGAAGAAACGAAAGCAAAAACAAGAGAGTGATTGGAAGCGGTATTACGGATCTTGTCCAGAATTAAAGGAGGATATAAAAAAATATGGCAAAGAGTTCTTCAGTAGAGAAATACTGAGTTTACACAAAACAAAAGGAACTTGTAACTTTGAAGAAACAAAACAGTTGTTTCTCAATAATGTGTTGTCAGAAGCACTTGACGACGGATCACCAGCATACTATAATAGCAACATCTTAGGACGCTATATGCGGAAAGACTATGGTAACTTTAGAATCAACATTAAAGAAGATTCATGAATGGTCCATAGATCGAATGCATCATTTGTCTGAGAATCATCCAGGTTCTGAATTATATGAAAGTCTGGAAGATGCTTATGCTATTCATCAGGAATTTGCTGAGTGGTTAGACCCAAACAAAAAGGATCACGATGTAATTTCACTAGAATACATAGGAGATGAAGATGGAGGAAACATCTAAGGTTTTCAAACGGAAAATTCTTGATAGAATTAAATATCTTACCAATCATGGTAAGCACCTAGAAGCATCTGCTCTTTACAACAAGTATTTTAAATGATCAAAACTATCTTCGCTATGCTGGCAGCAGTTTCTTTGGGAACTCCTGCCTTTGCTGATAACTCTAAAATCACCAAGGGTTTCAACAGTATGGATGCAATGGGGTGTATGCTACTTCGAGAGTGTACTGATGGAGTCAATAAAATTGAAAGTATCGCAACTATTGCTGATGAGTATCCCGATACTGATTTTAATATTGTTGCTGACGAGTTCAACACAATGCTCGTCGCTTTTGAGCAGATCGGAGTTGGGGTGTTTTTAGCAGACTCCAAGTATTTCCCTGATAGTCACCGTGGTGTTTATCACACTGTTGGTAACAACTTCTTCCTTAATAGGAGGTATATGAATAGCACCAATTATCTGATGCAGGTAATGCGTCACGAAGGTTGGCACGCTGCTCAGGATTGTATGGCAGGAACTATTAAAAATAGTTTGATTGCTATCATCAAACCTGAAGATGAAGTTCCTATGATCTGGCGTGTACTTGCAGAGCGTACTTATCCTGAGCACGCTGTCCCTTGGGAAGCAGAGGCAGGATGGGCAGGTCGTACTGAAGGTATGACGATGAAAGCACTCCAAGCGTGTGCGGCAGGCAATATGTGGGAAGTTTATGAACCTACTCCTTTGACCCGTAAATATCTGGTTGAAGAAGGTTACATTACTAAATAATATCATTCGCTGCAGATAGCGAACAAAAACCACCCAAGGCAAACCCTTTGATCTAATCCTTCTAAGTCTTATAATGTAAGGGTTTGTTGTTGGAAAACTATTCTTACATATGACACATTTAACGAGAGATGTGTTAATCAAGAAAATCGTTGCCGACGAAATGGTCGGTCTCGGTGGAACTGATTACATTCAAAAATTAAAAAGTGCATATCATAAATGGGAACATCAAGGAAGTGATGTTCTTTGTCAAAGATACAATCAAATAAACCACACAAATATCTCTGTAGAGATTCTTGAACCCTAAATAAAGTTGCCTTTGTTGGTGACTCATGCCCGAAGAAGTAAAGAACGAAGAAATCAAAAAACCAAAAGGACCACTTGGAAAGTTGAAGGAAAAGGTTGAAGACTCTGAAGAGCATCTTGCCATTCTTTCTACCTTTGTTCGTTTGGGTATTCTGGTTTGGTCGGGTGGTATTCTTACCCTCAACTATGTGACCATACCTGGTTTCCCACAAGGGAAGATCGACCCGACCTTCATAGCCTCGGTGTTCACCGGTGTTTTAGCTACGTTCGGAGTTCAGACGGCGAAGAAGTCTGGCGATGGTACGATGAAGATGAACGGTGCTAATGGTGCTGCTGCTGGTGCTGGTGCTCCTGGAGCAATCACTAAGGCAGATCTCGAAAGACTGATTGCTGCAGCATCTCAAACTGCACCTTCTCAGACCATCAGAGTTGAGCAAGGTCCAATCAAAATCGTTACCGATTCAGAACAACCACCTTACAAGATGTGACATGAACTCTTCTATTAAATGGGCTGCGATTACAGTTGGCGGAGTCGTAGCGATTGCCCATATCGGTGTCTTAGGACATCTAATTAGAAAACAACCTAAAGAGGTTATTCAAGTACCGACGATTAACATTCCAAAGGGAACCCCATACTCTTCATACAAAATTGAAGCAGGTAAGGACGGATATACAATTGAATACAAAGCAAACGATCCTGCTATTCTTGAATCTCAGAGATCACTAGACCTTACTAAAACTCAAAACGGTTTCTTCGGTGGTAAGAAATATGAGGATCGTAATGAGTATCGAACAGATCAATATACTATGGAAGGTGTGAGAAATATGGGAGGTGCTGCCTTAGGCGAAGAGGGAAAGTCTGCGAAAGACGTAGAGTGCATCGTGGCGGACGCTGGAGCACGGTCACAAGGTGCGATGGCAGGAACTAGTATTGCTGCTGGTGTAGCAGTTCCTGCTGTTTCTAGTATTCCTTACATTGGATGGTTGGCATCTGGTTGGGCAATGCTTCTGGGACAAAATATTGGTTCTGCTGCTGGATCTCAAGTCAATTCTATGATTAGTGACTGTTAATGAATCTGGTTCTGAGACCTCTACATGATGTAAACGACGTAACTTGGAGTATTGTTATATCTCTCATAATACTCCTTGCAGGCGTTGCTTACTACATATATACAATTATGACACTGGCATTCCAGGAGTTAGAAGATGCCGAATCAAATTCAACTGAAAGACGCGGAACAGGATCAGGAGATAGCACTTCTGAAACACAGGGTTGAAGAACTTGAAGAAGGTGGAGTTGATGAACTTCGTCAGAGAGTTCGTAAACTTGAAAAAACTGTTTGGGGAGCAAGTGCCGTTGTTGCAGCAGCACTTTCAATTTTGGGATTAGCAATTGCTGCTGATTCTAAAACTTTGGATGAAGTTCCAACGTTTGAA